TCTGTGATTGGTGTTGAGGTCAGCCGACGTGGGCGATGATGTTGCCGGGGTTGAAGTTGCTCACTCCCTTGGCTCCACCTCCGCCGCTGATCTGTCGGGCGGGCGTGGCCGGGGAGCCGGTCTCTGAGGGGAGACCACCCCCACCACCCGTCTGGGTGAAGCGAGGGTTCTCGCCGCACTCGTAGCACTGGAGCATCGCGTTCTGCGAGGGTCGGAAGACGTTGCCGGAGCCGCAGGCCGGGCAGACGTCGGTGAGGCGGGCGCTCTGGGCCTTCTGCCGGGACTTGGCCGGGTCACCCCAGCCGTGGTGCGGCTCGGGGGCCATCAGGTCCACGGGGACCTGCGGCACCGGAGCCGGGGCAGGCGGGGCCCACCACGGCTGGCTGGTGGTGGGGGTCTGCACGGGTTGAGGTGCGGGTGGCTGCGGTGGCTGCACGCCCAGCCGCTGGGCCCAGAAGTTGCTCATCGGTCTCCCTTGGTGTTGAGGATGCCCATGTCCATCAGGCTGCTGAGGACGGCGATGACAGTGGTTCCGGCGATCTGCTTCTCGCGGTCGGTCATACCAAGACTGCCGTCAATCAGCATAGCCTGTTCGGTTACCCGAAGCGATTCGGGTAGGAGGATGCCGATGACCGGGAGGATCCTGCCGATGGTTGCCTTCCGTCGGGCCGTGCGCTCTTCGTCGAGGGCGCGGACCTCGGGGCTGGCGGGGGTGAAGTCCAGCGCCTCCGCCAGCCGGGGGTTCCGGATCTTCTCGGCGGGGACGGTGTCGTTCACGAGTCGGTGGCGGATGGTCTCCAGAGTCTCGTAGCGCATCCCCGGGATGTAGCGCCACCCGTCCTCGTGGGTGGCGGAGATCTCGTCGTGGCTCACTTGCTGCTCCTGTATCTCCGAGCACGGTCCCGGGCGCAGGCCCGGCACTCCCTGTGCCCTTCCTTTCGGATGTGTGTGTTCTGCTCGGTGAACTCGTGACCGGCCACGCAGTGGGTCTTCCGGGCGTTCTGCGCGGCAGGGCCGTCACCGGCCAGCGAGTTCTCACCGCGAGTCAGGAGAGTGCAATGGCCCGGTCCGGGACGGACGCATGACGGGTTCTTGCACTCGTGCTCGATGGTGAGCCCCTCTGGGATGGGGCCTACCAACGTCTCGTACGCGTGTCGATGAGCCCGAACCGTCCTCGTCCGCCACTTCCCTGCCGCGTTCTTGATGTAGTCCCTGCTGAACTGGCCGTAGCCTCGTTGCTTGGCTCCGGTCCAGATCCAGCAGGTGTCCGTCTTCTCGACCTGTCGCCAGAATCGAACGTCAATCGGTGTCATGGATCTACTTTACAGATGCTATTGACCTACTTAGCATCCGCCCAGACGTCGACGATCTTGCTGTCGGAGGTCATCGGGACGGTGAGCATCTTGGCGATGCCCTCCCCCAGCATGGCCTCGCGCAGGATCTGCTCGGTCTCCTCGGCGTGCTGCTCCGGCGTGCGGACCACGAGTTCGTCGTGGACGCTGAGGATGAGCGAGGAGTGGGGCTTGAGCGACTTGGTGACGCGCACCATGGCCGTCTTGATCAGGTCGGCAGCCGATCCCTGAATGAGGCTGTTCACCGCCTGCCGCTCGGCCAGACCCCGCAGGCTCTTGTCCGAGTAGTTGAGGCCCGGGAGGCGACGTCGACGACCTGCGAGCGTGGTGATGTAGGGCACCGGCTTACGGGCGCGGGCGGTCTCCAGCACCTTCTCCTTGAAGACGTAGATCTCGGGGAACTCGCTCTGGTGGATCTTGAGGAATCCCTTCGCCTTCTCGACCGAGGTGTCGGCCATGGAGGCAACCTTGTCCGGACCCGCGCCGTAGACGACGGCGAAGTTGATGCCCTTACTGGCCTGACGCATCGGCTTGGTGACCTCGTCGAACGGGACACCGAAGATCTTGCTCGCGGTGAGCGTGTGGGCGTCGACCCCGGCCTCGAAGCCGTCCACCAGCGCGCCGCGCTTGTCGAAGGCGTGGTTGCGGGCGTAGTGCGCGAGCACGACGAGTTCGATCTGGCCGTAGTCGGCGACGACCAACTTCTCGCCCTTGTCGGCGAGGAACAGACCTCGGATCTGCTTGCCCTTCTCGGTGTCCGGGCGGGGGATGTTCTGCAGGTTGGGCGCGCGGCAGGAGAAGCGGCCGGTGACGGTGCCGTACTGAAGGAACTCGGCGTGCACGCGGCCGTCGAAGATCTGCCGGGGCTTGTCCCTGTCCCCCTCGACGCCGGTGTAGCCCTCGATGTAGGTGCTCTGCAGTTTCTGCACGTCGGAGTACTCCGAGAGCGCCTTGACGACGGGGTTGGTGGCGTGGTGCTCCAGTGCCTCGGCGTTGGTCGAGGGGTTCTTCTTAGCCGTGAGGACCTTTGCCTTGAGCCCCTGCCCACCGTCCTTCTTCGGGCCGAAGAGGATCTGCACCTTCTGGGGGTTGCTGTTGAGGTTGAACTCGCGTCCGGCCGCGCGGTAGCAGGCGGCTTCGAGGTCGACGAGTTCGTCGGCGTACTGGCTATGAAGCCGGTCGAGTTCGGGCTCGTTGACGGCGACACCCTCCAGCCGCATCTGGCTGACGATCCGGGTGATCTCGTTCTCCAGTTCGTACACCCGGGTGAGGTTGAACTTGGCCAGCCGGGGTTCCAGCCCCTGCTTGATCAGCCACGTGTACTTGCCGTCGAGGTAGCCGTACTGGTGCACCTTCCAGAAGGGGTGCGCCTCGACGCACTTGCCGACCTCCTCCTTGTCGTAGTCGTGCCCGAAGTAGCGCTTGACGAGGTGCTTGAGGCCGTACATCGGCATGTTCTCGTCGAGCAGCCACTGGACGACGATGGTGTCGTGGAGGGTGCCCTTGGGCAGTTCGCCGTCGAGGTACTTCGCGGCCGTCGGGAAGTCGAAGGTCGCGTTGTGGGCGTAGAGGTGGCGGTTCTCGTTCTGGAAGAGCGGGGCCATGATCTCCCACGCCACGCTGGGCTTCATCTGGGGTGGCGGCGCGTCGTAGACGGCCGGGATCATGGTGAACTTCTTGGTCTCCTTGTTCAACTTCTTCGTCGCCCGGGAGATGAGCACGTTGCCGTTGGGGTGGCCGGTGGGCACGGTGATGGTCCGCCCGTGCGTGGACAGGATCGTCCAGACGACGGGCGCGAGATGAGGGGTGCCCCGGTTGGGGCCCGTGGTCTCGAAGTCGACGACCATGTCCGGGAACTGCTTGAAGTAGTCGACGGCCTCGACGAGTTGGTCAGGGGTGAACATCGTGTTGCTGGAGAAGCCCCGAGGCATGCGGTTCCTTTCTGCTGCTGGGACGGACCAGCGCCCCACCCCTCGGCTGAGAGATGGGGCGCTGGTGGGTGTTGCTGGCCGGGTCAGCGGGAGGCGATGTCCGCCTGCTGCTCCAACACCGACATGGGCGTGTCGTCGGTCGACTCCCAGTCGTAGAGACCCCCGGCCTTCTCGATGACCTCGTCGATCTCCTCCTCCGACAGCGGCTCGATGTCGAAGTCCTCGTCGAGGTCGCGGGCCTTGACGGGCGTGACCGTCGTGACCGTCTTGTCGTTGGCCGTCTTCGAGCGCTTGACCTCGAAGTAGAGATCGTCACGGCTGATCGGCTTGGTCCTCTTGTCATCGGCGAACTCCTTGAGGGTCTCGCCGATCTGGACACCGACGCGCCAACGCTTGAGTTCCGGCTTGTCCGGGTCGGCCAACGAGATGACGTTGAAGCAGATCTTCGCGTTGGGGCGGTGACCGACCTCGCAGAGCGGGCAGTCCTCACCGGCGCAGGTGTAGGACTGCTTGCCCTTCTGGGGCACCCAGTGCTCGGCGTAGGAGTCGAACGGCTCCGGCTCTAGGAACTTGATCACGACGCTGCCCTTCTCGGGCAACTTCAGATCATCGGCGAAGTTGCCGCTGGAGGGGATGGCCTCCTTGACCTCGTCAGCAGCGCCCCAGCCGGAGGCGGCGGCACGGCCGGACTTGCGCGCGGGCTTCTCGCCGACGCGGGAGGCGCGGCGACGGGGCTTCTCGGCCTCGTCGTCGGGGGTGTCGAAGTCCTCGTCTTCGGAGCGGGACCGGCCGCGACGGCGGGGGGTCTCGTCCTCGTCCTGATGACTGCGACGACGGCGCGGCTGGTCCTCGTCCTGCTCGTCGATCTCGTCGCGCGAGCGGGTGGTTCCACGGCGGATGGTGCGGGCCATTCAGTCCTCTTTCTCGGTGTATCGGTAGTCGTGCACGATGGAGTGCTCGTTGCTCGTGACGGCTGCGGCGGACTCCATCTCCTTCGCCAGCAGCCTGTCGATCAGGCCGTCGTAGCCCTCTGCCCAGCCGTCGAGATCCTTGGGAAGCGAGTCGAACTCGTCAGCGATGCTGGCGAACAACTCGATGGACTCGTAGCCGTTGATGACGGGGTTGAGGACGACCTTGCGGGCGCGGGTGACCTTTACGCTCACTCCCCGGCGATCCAGCGGTAGAGGTACCGGTTGGCCTCCGAGATGGACTGGTCCTCGACCCAGCCGTCGCCCAAGGGCTGTGCCGCTGATGCCACGTTGGTCAGGTACTCCGCGACCGTTTCGAGGATCGACGGCATGCTGTTGCCGTGCTCGATGAGCGTGGCCACGTTCCGGCCGAACTCCTCGGCGGACGCGCGGGGGGTGAGGATCTTGTCGGTGGCGGACTTGCTGGGGTTCATCATTCTGGGTGCCTCCTCAGGCGGTGGTGTTGGTCTTGAAGAGCGCGAGGACGCGCTCCTTGAACTCGGTGGTGGCGAAGGAGCGGCGGCGCTCGTGCAGGACGCCCTCCTCGTGGGCGATGCGGACCATGCCCTCGACCTGCTGCCTCGTGTAGAGACGGCGACGGCCTCGGTGGTCCCCCTCCCTGCCCGGCACTTGGAAGGTGGCGACGGGAATGGTCCCCTCGCGCTCCCACTTGCGGATGGTGACCGCCTCGCGGCCGAGCGCCCGGGCCAACTGGCCCACGGTGAAGAACTCGGTCTCGACGCCGTTGACCACGTACTTGCGGGGCTTGGCGTCCCACGTGTCGTCGACCGCGAGGGCGTGTCGGCGAGGGGCCGTGGAGGTGTGCCGGTTCGGATGGCGGATGATCGGCTTGTTGGAGCCCGGGTAGTACTCCGGCAGCGAGTCCTGCAGGTCTGCGAACGCGGCGTCCCACGGGTGGGAGGTCACGCGGCCACCGTCACGAACGCGTAGGTCTCCTTGGACTTCAGGATCGAGTCCATCTCGGCCTCGGTGATCTTGTCGTCCATGTGCAGGGCGTAGACCTTGTCGTGGTCGATGACCTCGATGGTCTCGATGGCGTCCGCCCACAGACCCTTGGACTTCAGGATCTGCTCGGCCGTCTCCTCGTCGAAGACCTTGCTGACGCGCTTCTCCTGCTTCAGCCCGGTGTAGGCCTTGCCGCCGATTTCGATGGGCTCGCTGAACGCGAGCGTGCGATGACCGCCGATCTCGTCAAGGTCGCCCTCTGCGACGATGAGTGGTTGAAGTTCACCCTGCAGCGTCTTCTTGCGGGCCTCGGCCTGCTTGGCCTCCTCGCGCAGTGCGAGGTACTGCTTCGCCTTGCGCTCGAAGGCGCTCAGGGACGAGCGCCGCTGAACAACGCGCGCCATAGGCATTCCTTTCGTCAAGCGGTTACGTCGGTCCGGTTTCCACAGCAGCCGTGGCTGCTGGGCACAGACCAATAGTAGGTGGGGAGTAACTATAAGTCAACCGGAGCAGGTGCTCCGGTTGACGTCACAGATCCAGCAGCAGGTGCTCCGGTGCCAGCGAGCGGAGCGCCTCTTCCAACGCCGTGATACGCCCGAGGTAGCCGTTGCGCTCCAGCATCTCTGCGATGTTCTCCTCGTTCGTGACCACCTGCAGGTGCTCAGGGCCCACGCAGTCCTTTCGTGCACAGGTGTGATGCACGACCTCCGACGTAAGGAGACGACGACGCGACAACGCCATGCCGGTGAGGCGGTGCGCTGCCACGGTCGACCTCCTGCTCCCCTTACGCACGGAGAACTGGCCGTACCCGTACTGGTTCAGCCCACGCTGCCACACCCAGCACCCGGTCGCCGTCTTCACCGACAGCGCCTCCAGTGCGGCGAGCATCCCGTCCCAGTCCCCCGCGTGATAGGCCTCGTGGAGCACGCGCACCTGAGGAGATCGCGCGGCCAAGGGAGTGTCGATGCCTTTGCCCTTCTGCCACCGGTGGTAGTGGCCCATGCACATTCCACGGACCTTGGCCGGGCGGTCGCAGACAGCCCCCTTGCATGTGTTAGTCATATGTTCAGTTTAGCGGAGCGTTCCATCCGATTGTCACAGGGTCGACTTGAGATACTCCGTCAGCGTTGCGACCTGATTCTCCAGCCGACCGCGGCCGTCGGCACCGTGCCCATCCACTATGGCGGTCGCGGTCTTCCTCTTGTGCGCCAAGACCTCCGGCTTCCGCGCTTCGATGGTGTTCTCGCAGATGAGGTTGACTATGAACACGCGCTCGAACTCGGAGGACGCACGAACGTGCCGTGCGTTGATCTGGTCGGCTGTTCCTGCACTCCAAGGGAGGTCGAAGTTGATGAGGTAGTCGGCCATTTTGAGGTCGGTGCCGAAGGCTGCCGCGTGCGAGCAGATGATGACTCGGGTCTGCGGCTCGTCGCGGAACTTCGCCACGGCCCCGACCTTCTGGCTGGCCGTCATCTCGCCGTGGTAGGAGACCGAGCCGATGCCCACCTCTGCGAGGCGCTGTTCGATGATGCCGCAGGCGCGGCGGTGGAACGAGAAGACGATGACCTTGCTGGCCGGGTTGCCCTCGGTGATGTCCTGCAGCCGGGAGATGAGGTGGTCCATCTTCGGGCTGGACTTCACCTCGTCGAGCGCGCCACGGCGCATGAGCATCGCGGCGTACTTCGAGCCGGACCAGTTCGCGCGCTCCTCCCCCTCCTTGCGGCGGCGGGCCCCGTCCTCGTACTCGGCCGCAGACTGGCGGATCAGGTCGGGGTGGTTGAGCAGCATCTCGACGGCGAGCATGCGGGCCATCACGTCCCCGGCCTCCTTGGAGCCCCCGGCGGAGTCGCCGCCGTGGTAGTGGCTGAAGAGGTCGAAGTCGCTCATGGTGTTGTTCGCTGCCTTGGCGAGGGCCTCCAGCAGATCCTGCCCGAT